TAATAACGTGTAGTTTTTCTTCGGTCCAATTTTTTCGGAATTCTGCAACAATCTCACCAGTTTCTTTACTAGTGTATGCTAATTTATTCCCAACCTTAGATAACACACCCATTTTCTCGAACATATCGACCAACCCGGACGTAGGACTCATACCTGTTGAATATGGAATTTCAACTTGTACTGATTCGAAAGGTTTAGCATACCGAGTTTTCATAATCTTACAAGCAGAACGAATACCCAATACATCAGTGACCTTGTTACCATCTGCGTCAACTTTAAGTTTTAGCTTCTTCATTGCAACAACAATCGAACTTGCGTAAACAAATCCTTGACCACCACTAATTTTATCATCTGGATCAAACATATCTTGGCTTGCGTATGTGTGATTTGTACAAACCAGGCCTACATTGTAACTTCCAAACATGTTTACAGAGTTACGAACAAGTGATGTAAGTGCTTTAGGTTTACGGCCCATATCACCCTTCATCTCGCCTGCTTCAAACTGATTAACATCGGTTGGGGTGAGTAACATACCAAGTGAATCAATTACAAACAATACTTTTGGACGTTCTTCCAACGGCATTGCTTTATATTCTTTCATGAATTCACTAATAGTTTTAGCCACGTCATCAATCATTGCCATGTTAAGTTTCAAAAGTTTTTCTTCTGAAATATCAACACCTAGATCTAACAACCACTTCTTGTCTAACGCATTTTCACTGTCAACTAGGACAACAAAAATACCTTGTTCTTGAGCATGTCGTATAATATTACCGGAACAGATATAACTTTTACCTGCACCAGATTCGCCTGCAAAAACTGTAACTTTTCCCAAAGGAACTCCCCTAAAGAAGTCCCCTGAGATAAGATAGTTTAGGGCGTAGTTACCGGTTGAAATCCAATCGGTGGGATCATTAAACCCAATTCCTAAGCCATCAATACTTTTGGTGATAGACTTACGGAACTTCGAAATATCGAAGGCCTTTCCCATAGTCTATTCCCCTTATGCTTTTTGACGATTACGGATCATGGCTAAAATATCAGCCGCACGTCCACCTGCATCAGCACCTGCTGGTGCGTCCTCTTTAACAGGAGCCTTTGTTGCTACTGGCGCTGGAGTATCTTCATCTGCTTCAGGTGCTGATGCAGGAGCCGCTACTGGAGTTGCACGTGGTGCTGACCCAGTTGCTTGACCACTACCACCGTAACCCGCTGGTTTGAAGTACTGTGACCAACGTTCCATGTCAAATGCTTCACCGTCAACTGACGCTTCAAACATTTCTTTCATGACCTTGAGTTCAACATCACCTGGCTTCTTGGGCAAAAAGTCTTTAAGATTGAAACTACCAAACTGCTTGATAGCCGCTTGTTCTGCTTCGTCTAGAGCACGTTCACGACGAGCCCAGTTACTAGTAGAGTAGTCAGCATAACCACCTTTGCTGGTTTTTGTGATACGGAAATCTGTACCACGCACAAAGTCTGTTGGCATTTCTTCCATGTCCGGATCCAACAATGCAGCCTTAACAATGTTAAAGATCTGACTACCAATAATGAATCGGCGAATTGGATTCTCTGGAGATTTTCCATCTTCTTTGTATTGACTATCAACAACAAAGCCTTGGAACAAATAAGATTTCTTCTTCCAGTACTTACGACCCATATCTTCCAAACTCTTATCCTTAAACCAAGGGCGAACCTCAGTAAGAATTGGACAAGTTTCTCCCCACATTTCCATACAAGGAACTTGTACAGTAACTGGTTTTGAATTTGTTTCACCTTTTACACCAGCGAATGGCAATTTGATCATTGCACGTTCAATCCAGAAAAAAGTGTTATTTGGATCTGCGTCAGGAAGGAAACGTACTGTTGCACTAGTACCTTCTGCGATATTCCAATGGGGGTAAATTGCGTTGTCTCCGCCGGTTGCGCCACCGCCGTTATTTTGAGATGCTTGTTGAAGTTTTGCGCGAATTTCTGCTAAAGTTGCCATAATGTTTTTCCTTAATAAATGTTATATTATGCCTCTTTCTTTAAGCCAACTGACTAAAAGAAAAATGTGTGCATACGGTTAAGTATACACACATCTATTTATACATGCAACCTAAAAGGTGCTTGAAATATGGTTTATTTTGCCATTCCTGCAAGTTTTAACATTAAATCAATATCTTCATTCTTTGGCTTATTATAAGCATTAGGACGCTTACCGCCTGTTTCTTTTTCCAAACGTGTTAGCAACTCGTCATCATCTGGGCCTGTGATAGCTTTACCTACTGCCTTAGCACCGGCTTTAACAGCGCCGCCCACTTTTTTGGCAATATCTTTAAGACCTTCTTGTTGTATACCAGCAAGTCTCATTACCTCGTCTAAATCATCCCATTGCTTATCATCAGCATTATCATCTGGATATACTGGCTCATCGCCCGGGCCTTCTACTACATCTGGCATTGGATTACCAGTAGCTAGTTCGTCAATTGCCGATTCCATGCCTTTCAATTCGCCTAGTGTATCAGCAATAAAGTCTTCTTCGTAGCTAAGATGATAGTGGATTTGTTTATGATCCATGCCTAATTTTTTCATAGCATCATCCATTTTGCTGATAATATGTTTTTCGTTTTCTGGACTGTATCTTATACCCTTATCAAACATATAACGGGCTACCTGGTAACTTGTACGATCTTCCACAGCTTCTCTTAGCTTGTCTTGTATTTCACTACCTATATCGGCGCCAGCCATTGCGCCGGCAGGTGATTTAGTTACAACGGCTCCGGCAACTCCGCCTAATGCGGCACCGGCCATTCCTTCGGTTTCGTGACCACTTGACAAATACTCAACTAATTTCTTAGCCATTACACCTGCTCGGTCGCCTAGCTCTTTTGTTACATGAGTAATAACACCTTCTTCACCTCTAGGAAATGGACCAAGCCCCTGCTCTTTATGATCTCTATTGTACATAGAAAATACCATTTCGGCAACCTCTTTAGGAGTTGGTTGTTTTTCTATTTCTTGTTTTTTATCATCGCCATCCATAGAATCTTCGTCAGCAGTTGGTTCTTTCTGCCCTGCATATCCCAATTCCTGAGCGGCTTCAGGATCGTCATTTGCTAACCATTTTAGAATAGTATCTTTAGGATCATTCTTAGGATTGCCGCCTTGTTCTGGATCAGATAATAACTTTAATTGATTTTCTAATTCTTCGTCATGCACACCGATACCTTGAAGTGCATCAATTGCACTTTGGCCGTCAACATCTAATGTTAGTCCACTATCTAATAGGTCTTTTAAATCCATAATAGTATCTGGTTCTAAACGACCTTCAGCAACACGATCGACCCATTGTTCGAATGTACTAAAATTAACACCTTCCTTGTTTAGTTTTTCTGTTTCACGACGAGCTTTGTCACTCATGTTAGTAACTTTGCCCCGGCCGTCTTTAGGTGTAGTAGACTTGGTCCACTCACCTTCATCTTTCCAACTGACAACTTTACCGTCTTTGTCTTTAACTTCTGTGCGCTCTTCACTAACCGAATCGTCACAGGTGCATTTCTCTACAGGATTTTCACATACATCGCACTGATCTTCATCATTGCCTTCGCTCATATAATCTTCAAGTTCAACAGTTCCTGCTTCTTGCATGATACTGTGAATCAATGGAAAGTATTGGGCCAAGTCTTCTTTAAAACTATTTACAGTAAACTTAGATTTATAATTTTCCATAGTTGCCTGGTCCATTTCTAAACCATCGCCGCCTACTGAACTCATACCGCCTGCGCCAGCAGTCCAATTTTCATAACCACCTTGCCCACAAATACTTTCCATTTGCCTTCTTAATGAAACTAACTTTGCATTAGATTTTTCAACAATTTCATTTACTTCTTGATTCATTCCATCGTGACTACCAACATGACGTTTAAATGCTGTTAGTTGGGCAATGTTTTCACACATCTCAACAATGTGTTGACCAATCTCGTCATACGGACGACCGCCATTGGCCACGTGACGTTGCATTGCCTTAGCACCTGCAATATAGATAAAGGGAAACTTGTAACGCTCGCCTTCGGCATTTTCAATATACAATGCTTTGATATTATTTTTACGGCTACGTGCGCCGCGACTTTCATCACTAATTGGTGTATTATGTTTAGCAATAAGAACTGCTTTTTCTAGTACTCTTCGACTAGTCATCTTACCACCTTCAAACTTTGCAGATTCGCTCATATTCATATTATTATCCTTAGATCCAGTATTAGCTAGGTATTGGAAGTCATCTTTATTAAGATTACTCTTTGTAATGTCTCTTGTATCAAATCGTAGTAATCTACGTTTGGCAAACATTCTCATCTCACGTAAAAAATCATACCATAACTGATGAATAAACTCGTCAGTTGATTCTAATATTCCTTGACTGTAAAATAACTTTAGAGCACCAGTTTCGTTGATACTGATACTTACTCTACCTAAATTGTTGCCTTCAACAACATAGTCAAAATCAAAAAATCGTGCTTCTTTAGGATCTGATGTGATTTCACCTTGCTCGTCACCCATTTCTAAATTGGTGAATCGACTACGGATTTTGTCAAAAACGTCCTGGCTAATGATGTGAGTTGAGTTCATAGTCTTATTTATTAATAATTGCTAATGTATATAGGCATGGGCATGTCGTATTCTTCTAGCCCACTATGATCGCGCATTTTATCGTAAATTGCAGGATCCCATTCTTGTAGTAT